CCCAAAAGGGCCTCCCGGGTACTATTCTCAACTCAGACTAAAGTCTGAGTTCTCCGCACTTGAAAGGAGAGGAGTGATGCCCCAGAGAAAACGGATTAGATCCGTGCCAAACAGTAACGGCGTTTACCGTCGCTACCAGAATGGCGTGCTTGAGCAGACCGTCACGAAAGTGGGGACTGGCTCTTATGCACTTGCTTCTGAGACATCCGTGGAGGATGACTTCCCGAACGGCTGGAATTCCCGAAATCGTCTTCTCAAGTCGAAGTACTTGAGTGACGAAAATCGACAGCGTCTTCTTGACCAGAACTATGGTACTAACTGGTGGCTCGAAAGAACCAATAGATATACCAATGTTTCTGCTTCCGTCTCTGCGACGGTCGCTAGCATTCGAGAGACTTATGAGGGGCCCTTGTGGCACAACTCGTTCGTCAACTCGCTTGGAACGTATCCGACCTTCGACACTCAGCTACTGAGTGCGTGGGGTTGGGGTTCCAAGGCTATCGGCAAGGCGGCGCCTACAGCACCTAAGGCTAACACGGCTTCATTCGTTGGTGAGCTCCGCGAGGGGCTTCCTACGATACCGCTGTTGTCTTTGCTGAGGAATCCGGAAACATTGTTTGGTTTCGCTAAGGATACTTCCCGCGAATACCTCAATGTTCAGTTCGGCATCGTACCCCTCTATCGTGACATCTTTGAGCTGGCCAAGTCCGTGAATAACACACGGGCTGTAATGGAACAGCTTAAGCGCGATTCTAATCGCACTGTCCGACGGAGGTTGTCCGATGCTCCACGAATCTCATCAACTGTCACTACACAGAGTGTCGGCCTCGAGGGCCTCACCACGCCGTATCTTTATACGTCTGCGGTGAATATGCCAACGCAGGCTTTCTGTATCAATACAGAAAACCGGTGGTTTTCCGGCAAATTTCGCTATGCGATAAATACTGGAAAGGTCGACACTCTTCTCGACAAGCTCGAGGTGTATGAACGAGAGGCCCGTATCACTATGGGCCTCTCCCCAGATATTGGAACCATCTGGGAGTTGACGCGATTCTCCTGGTTGTTCGACTGGTTTGTCGACGTTGGGTCGACCTTAAGGTCTCTCAATGTCTACAGCCACGACAATCTCGTGATGCATCATGGTTATGCCATGAGTCATGTGAAGACTGAAGTGGTTTCCTCTTCAGGACATATCATGCGCGGCATCCCCAACCCCAAACCGATCGTGAATACGTTCGTTAGGGAGCGGAAGATGCGCGTTAAGGCATCCCCTTTCGGGTTTGATGTTAGCCTTAATGGAACGACAGCGTTTCAGAATAGCATCCTTGCGGCACTTGGTATTTCCAAGGTGCCGATGACACTGCTGCCTCGCTGGTAGCAGCGGCGTTGGGTTCATAAGACCTCGCCACATACTGGTGTCCACAAGATATCCAGTCTACCTGCCCCTTACAAAGGGGCACATCCCACAGAAAGGTCGCCATCATGGCATTTGCAGATCCACAGACCATTACTATTTCGGGGACGGCGAATAGCCTTCCTCGAACCAGTTCTGGTGCCGGGACCGGTACGTTCACCAAGGACGACGGTAACGTCGTCCTTGTGGTTCAGCACTCGGTCGGTCGCCGGAACCGCCGTAACCTGAAGCTGTCCTACCGTAAGGTGGCAGCTGACCCGTTCCTCACGGGTGTCAATCAGGAGTACTCGGCATCGATCAATTTCACGATCGATGCGCCCCCGGTTGGTTTCACCAACACGGAGCTGAAGGCCATCGCTGATGGCTTTCTCGCGTACCTCACGGCGTCGACCGGCGCTCGCATCACCCAGCTCCTGGGTGGCGAGAACTAATCGTCTGCATTTCCATGAGGCAAAGGACCAAGCGACCGAAAGGCACTTGTGAAAAGCCTCATACCTCTACTGCGGGCGGTCCTGGCTGATGCCGGGACCATGTGCGGTGCTAGTACCCACCGAGACTGGGAAACAGTCTCGGCTCGAATCAAACACGAAGGGATCTCGTTTGTAACGATTACCCTACCGACGTTTGCCAAGGACTTCGAAGAAGCCCTTGACATCGGCGTCGTGGCCGCTACTTCTTTCCCTGGTTTCAGGAGAAGAAGGGGTCTCCCTGCATTTTTGCAAGGTTTCCTTCGGCTAGTGTTCGATGAGAACAGTGGTGTCCTTCTGGACGCGCCTTCGCACGCCGCAATCCGTGCTGTCCGCCAGATTACTCTGGTAGCCGGCAAGATTAATTTGGAGTGTTCAAATGAACGAACCAACGCGGCGTTCGCAGCGTACATCCACTGCGAACGAGAAGTCCGTGATGCTGATCGCCGTCGTAGCCCTGATTTTCTCATGGACTACGGGCGTGTATCTCGCCTCCTCTGGGCTGATCTCCTTTCCCGTGTTGACGGTAACGTCTACCGAGGGGAAGTAAAGCCCAAGCATGGCCCGGGTTCCACTGCTGACTCGCTTAAAGGCAACGCCAAATTTGCGAATCGCACATGGACTGAGCGCCTGGAAGATAGCTTCCCATGGATTTCTATGGGGGCCGCTTCCTGGTCTCAGTATTCCGAGCTTGCTGATGTTCGCTGGCTGACCCCGGAGCAGGAACAACCTGTAAAGGTTATCTCTGTTCCGAAGACGTTGAAGACACC